GCGGGTGTTCAGCCTAGGACAAGGTCCTAGGTAGATGCCCTTCAGAAAAGTTCTGAAGGTTTAGTCACCTAATGGAGGTGCTATGCTCTAGAAAGGAGCACACATCATGGCCCTTGCGGACCCTCAGGTTCTGCCTACGTCCCCGAACCCGACCGACCTCGACCGCGTTTCCGCGGTCCTCGGGCGCTTCGCGTCGGAAGACACGAAGTACCAGCTGTCAGTCGACCACTCCCGTGGGAACCGAGCTCGACACGTTGTCAAGCTCACCCAGCGGAAGATCGCGACTGACCCTCTGCTCCCGTCGCAGAATCGCGAGTACACGCAGAGCGTGCACATCGTGATCGATCACCCCATTCAGGGGTTCTCGGCTTCGGAGATCAGTGCGCTGGCACAGGTGTTCGTCGATTTCCTCGACGACCCTACGCTGCTGTCGGCTGTCGTTCAGGGTCAGGCCTAGTCTCCATAGACTAGCTGACTCCGCCAGAGCCGTGAGACCTTGGATCCATAACCCTATTGGAGGGCATGGTGAAAAGCCTCGTAGCTCTGATCACGGCACTCATACGAGATGCCGCCGACTTGTACGCGTCTGACCCAACTCGTGACATTGAGACCGTCACGAGAAGACATGGTTCAGAAGGTGAACCCTTCTTGACCATTACACTGGATGCCTACAGGGTAGCCTTTGAGGCTGCCCTGGACGCAGGCACCTGGGACAACATCCATATTCCGGGTTTCCGGAAGGATGGACAGCTCCCCGCATTTCTACGGGGTTTTGTCTCCCGAGTGTTCCAGAGGAATGGCAAACTACGCCAGGATCCCGACGTTCAAGCTGTTGCAATCATTCGTCAAATTTGCGGTTTCGCTGCAAAGATGAGGACTGATTGTGACCCGAGGTATGTGGACGCCGCATTGACCTCTTTCCAAGAGATCGATGCTAAGGCCACCCACGGTGCGAGCCCAGCCCTAAAGGCTGTTTTCGCTAGCTTGTTCGACGGTGTGCTTAGAGATGTCAGCGATGACATTTCGCTCTATCGTCTCCGTGTAAAGCATGGAGACGGAGCGTCGCAGGAAAAGCTCCTACCGAATTCTCGGTGGCGCTTTGCTCACTGGGAGGAAAGGCTAGAGCCCTTCTTCCCATCCTACGTCTATGCACGGCTCAATGCTAACCACGCATTGAGTGAACCTGACGTTAGGTACGCCGCTGAAGACACACCTGTTAGGGTGAGTCTTGTTCCGAAAACCGCGAAAGGTCCTAGGACCATCGCGATTGAGCCTAGTTGGCGTATGTATTGCCAACAAGGGCTCATGGACTCGCTTGTCAGATCGATCGAGGCGAGGGGGCTTCCGCCCCGTTTCTCGACCTCTGAGGACAATAGGTCCGCAGCCCGTATTGGGTCTGTGGACAGATCTATTGCCACAATCGATCTGTCAGCTGCAAGTGATTCAGTTTCTTCCAGACTTGTCTGGGAGCTACTGAGCGGGCGCCCTCTTGTGAGGGATGCCCTCTTCGCTTGCCGGTC